TGATTGTTGAAGCGGCTAACTTCTCCCCTAAATAGGGGTTCGGTACGAGGACCGGCCTATATGTGCAAAGCCTATAATATACATTCTAAGTTCACGGTAGACGACTATATATACACTACGGTATCCATATACACATACCTATTTTTATAATCATGAGCGGATAGGTCCACTCAGAGGGATACATAAAGTTGTCCAAACTATGCGGCTGGAGCATTCTTGTCAGAAAACTCAATGCGTCTTGAGACATAACGGCAGATAAACTGGTGTTCCGTCATATCAGAAATGTAATCATCGATATCCTCAGCAGAGAAATCGATAACACCTTCATGAACAAGATTCATCAAATTGTAAACTGACCAGGGGAGAAGAAATGGTGGCGGTGAAACAGCTCCTCTCCTGTAAGTTCCAGCTTGTGGTTGATAACATGATTCTGCTAATGCCTTAATGGCCTTGTAAGAAATATATACAAGTGCAAAGACCATTGCAAAACAGGCAACATTGCGGAAAAACATGTTCTCACCACAGTTGACGACCTGAAAGGAATTAACGACAGTTCCTTCAGCATCGACAACAGGAATAATACGCTCCACGAAACACTCCTGTGGAACATACTCACCGGCTTGCTTACCATACAACTCAACATCATCAACCGTGTCTTTATCATCGGGATCGATTCCACGAATGTAACGATCCTTCCAATGTTCAACACGTTCTTCAAATGTCTCATCGAGTAAGGTACACATATGCGAGATACCAGCTTGTTCAGCTACTTCACGCATTTGTGCCCGACGCATCTCATAAGTGCCCTTCCCATGGTTAAACCATTCACGAAGAGCACCATCAATGTTATCGGCAGCAAGTTTTTCCTTGGTGTTAGCCTTTGACTTCAAATTTGAGTGAAGACTCTTGAAAATCGATTCCTCATCCAAAGCTCCCATAATACATCCAGTTTGAGCACAAAACACATTCTTTCTTTTCAAAAAGTCTGCGTCAACGTCTCGCATGAATGCAGTAGGAGTGGATTCCTTATCGGGCATTGTGAAAACCATGTCGTGCTTAGCGAAAAACTCAGCACAATACAAATGGTTAAAATCATCATTGCCAACTTTCACAGAGCCTTTAACATCATCTCCATAAGTCATCAAGGCACAAATATCACGGAATTTGGTCTTATTCTCAACTCCACGCAGATTGTAAAACGCACTACGGAAAAGCAAAGAATTCACCACCGAATTGATATACACAGTTAGATTCTGTCCAGAAGGATTAGAACCAATGTGTTGGATCAAATCACCGTTGTAGGCCATCACAGGATAGCAAATATCGGTGGCAATTCCGGTCATAATTGTAATGTCTCTCTCTGAATATCCGCAAATACGTGCAATCTCAATAAGAATGCGGAATGCGGAAAACATCACTTGAGCAGGCATACGCAAATCATACTTAGAATAATCCCCAGCAAGGATTCTATCTTTACCATGTTTGCGCATATGCTCTGAGAGATGGGACCAATCAGGTCCTTGACAATTAACACCAACGGCGCACTCAGATAAAGCAGGGAACAACGACAAAATTCTTGCAATGGGCAAGAAATATTTGCGTGTCATCATCTGCAAAACAATAGGTGCGGCTTGGAATACACGAACCTTATCCTTAGATAACTTAGTTGGTTCATCTTTCAAACAGGCTTTAAAAGCAGGATAATATCGCTCTCCACGAGCATACATTTCCTCAGCTTTATCGAACTCTTTCCAAAACATATCATCCAGTTCTGCAGGACAATTAAATTCCTGAAACATTTCTGGATCCAAATATGCAAGGTAAGCTCGTTTTGGGCCTGACAAAGGATAACCTACAGAAGTATTAGGAGGCATCTTATCTACGAATTTCTTTCCATCAATTCCGCAGATTGTCTCCATTCTAGTCAAAGGTCGTGTATTTGTTCTCATTGC